GGTTGTCCGCATTAGCGTCCAGCGCAGCAGTTCCGGGGGATGCCCGCAACCCAATCAAAGCGTGTGCAGCCTTGGAAGTGCCTGCTCCACCAGCGCTCGTAAAGCGAACACGGGTTTCGTAGTAGCAGTCACGATCAAGTTTTACGAATTCGTTAGCCGCAGACAACTGCCCACCATCGTGGTCAGTAGCAGCAGCAACGTCAATCTCGATCACGCCACCGACTTCGTTGGCAACAACTTCTGCTTCCGCACCGGCTGAGTTGATATCGACCAGCGTGAAGTCAGAAGTTGCAGTTCCGTCAGTGACAAAATCTTCTAAGTAAGTAAAGGTCCGGTGTGGCAATCCACCAAAGTTGGAAAGCCCGAGCGAACCACCGTTGTATGTAACACCCATATCAGGACACCTTACTCAAAAGGAAGTTACGGCGACGGTCAGTACACATGAAGTTGAGAGTGGAGTCCACGAACACCTGCATAGTGGTGTGCTGACCCGGAACTTGGGTCGGACCTTCTTCTCGCATGTACTCACCAGAGAGGAACACGGGCTTGAGAACGCCCCAGTTGATACCGTACACAGGGTCGGTACCGTTGGTAACGTCGGACTCAAGGTGTGGCACCCACATCACAGGTACTTGACGGAACATAAGTTGACCGTCTTTCGATGCAATGTCGTTGCCAAGGTTATCGTTTTGTGCTTCAAGGGCTTCCTCAAGGCGACCGATAACGTTGTAGTTGGTGTAGTAGCCATAGTTGCTGCCGGTGTTGTAGTCGGCAACTGGGACTGGTGGCTTGAAGTTGGTAAACAACGATGCCTTGCGCCACTTGCGGACGAGGTCAGTCTTAGTGACTGCATCGTAATCCGCAAAGTAGTTACGCCACGCAGAGTTGTCTGACAGGCTGGAGTCAATACCAGCAGAGTCAGCAAACTGCGAACCGTCTTGAGCGTAAGGGTTATCTCCCGTGAAACCTTCTTCACCGTTAGCACCCTTGGCAACGTGGTATGCAATGCCGTATGGGTGAGTGGTGTCGGTGGTGGTGGGAGGTGCTTGCCAGAAGTTCTTCTCCATCAACTCTGCAAGAGAGATCATGGCGTCCGTACGGCGAATCTTGACGAGTTCGACGATACGAGCGGGCGTTGCGTTGAATTGCACTTCACGACGCTCGAAAGCGTAGTTGGTGGTGCAGTGACGCCACGGGATGTTTGCCGTGGTCATAACGTCAGCAATGTTGACATTGTCACTCTCAAAGAGGCCCACGTTCTTGGCTGCACCGGATTGCTTCAGCATGATGTTGTACTGAATCGCTGTACCGGATTGGTACTGAACCTTGTATTGGTCCAGCAACTTTCCAAGAGCATGGTATTCCTGCAGCGTAGATGCAAGTTCAGTGAACTTGAGACGCCCCAGATCCTTGAGGGTCACAGTGATCAGATCTTGAATCTGGTCGGCTTGTAGTGCCATCTGTAAATCCTTCTAAGAAAAACCAGAGTCGCTTACTCTTCACCGCCGAATCCGATGCCAGCCTCTTCCATATACTTCCGAACAGAAGCCCGTGCAGCCGCCTCCGGCGACTGTGGCTTGCCATTCTTCTGCGTAGGACGGCTGACAAACTTGCCTCGACGTTGGGCAACGGTTGATTCAGTGGATGCTTGCTTAGCGGCGGATACATCGTCTGCGAAGAGAGCATTCATCGCACGGGTAAACAGAGTCTGCTCGTCAGGCACCGCCCGACCTGCAGCCTCATACCCGTTCGCAAGAACGTTCATTTCTTCGAGAATCTGAACCCGGCGCGTAAGTGCACCAGAATCATCAGACAAAGATTCCGTCGATCCGGTGCCGAGCAGCGACTCGAAGCCCGGTCCTAGATCGGAGACAAAGGAGTCGAATTCGTTTACGACTGCCTTCTCTGCCTGATTGTCCAAAAAGGAGTTGTACTGCCCAAGTTGGGATTCCAACCCCTCAATGCGGTCCCGGTACTGTTTGTCCATCTGTTCGAGGACAGGCTTCAGTTCATCCGGGACATTATCAAGGTCGATGCCCTCAAACTTCTGCTGTTCTTCTGATCCGGCACCACGGCCTTCCAGAATCCGAACAGTTCGCTCAAGGGCTTCAACTGTGCCTAAATCTTCAATGTCAGACTCGGTAAGCCCAACCTCTGCGGCACGCACAGCAAGGCTTTCAAGTTCTTCGTCTGACTCAGACTCTTCGTATTCTTCGTTACTCTCACCCTCTTCTTCGCCGCAATCGCCGTCCTCGCAGTCCTCTTCGGACTCTTCTTCGGCCTGCGCAGCCTTGCGCTCCTCGATGTATTCAGCGAGACGCTCCGATACCTCGTTTTCTTCGTGGTCAACGGGTTCTTCGACCACTGGTGCAGAGGATTCGACTTCTTCAGTTGGTTCTAGTTCTTCAGACATATAGCCTCTCTAATTGTCGTATTTACCATTGTTTGCAAGAATGATATCTTGCTTTTGTTTTTGGCCCCGGGTTGTCGCAGTTGTGCCGAGCGCGGAAACTTTTGCGGCGAGCGGGGTTATTTTTCTTGATTGTCATGTTCGGATCACCGAACCGGACGATCTTGACTTTGTCTCCGTCCTTGACGTACACCTTAAACTTTTTACGTTCTCCGGGCGTACGCATCACTTTGTTGAGTGGCGGGTTCTTTTTCTTTTTCTCAGCCATCTCCGTAACCCCCGCTGCGATCATGCAAGTTAAATGCCTTCAAGTATTTGGCACGGTGCCCACGGCTGGTAAAGATTGGCCTGCCAGCCCCGTCATAGTTTGTGGGCACACCTTTCTTCTCTGCATGGGCCTTGTACTGGGGAATATCGTCAGTATGGCAAGCAGCCCCTTCGCTATGGAGAGGGGTTCGCCACAGGTCGTTGACTGTCGAGTGCCCACCCATCTCAACATCCACTCGACGCTTGAGAGTTTCACCGTCAGCCACTGGGTTCTTGTCGAACTTCTCCATTTCTGCAATGGTCATAATCCGCTCAACGATAGATCCGTCCGGTTTTTCGTAGCAATAAGTTGGCATTAGCCTGTGGGCCTTTCTACTGCTGCTGCTTCAGATGGTTGCACGCCGGGGCCGTCCCCGCCCGCCATCATCATTCGCATCATGGCATCATCTTGGCCCCGTGGAGTAGCCCCGGGGCGGTTGGTACGTACGATCTCAGTTTGTTTTTGGGCTGGGTCTTGGACTTCTTGTGTTTGCCCAGCCTCTGTAGCCACACCCTTGAAGATGTCTTTAAGTTCAGGCAACTGAGAATACTGGGCAACCATCTGGATCAACTTCGCCCCGTCGATAGACACGCCCTGCTGTTGCATAGCAGGCAGCAGCGGTGCAATAAACGTGTTCATCAACTCGCGGATTGACTGCAGTTTTTCGCCCGGGGTCTGGGACAGCACGCTGTATGGGTCAACCTCAAAGTTGAAGTCATACAGGTCGGCTTCAATTTTCTTGCCACTGAACACAAACGGCACTTTGATATCAGTGCCCTTGACAGTCTGCTCCAACTCCAACTCGCTGATGTTGTCGTTGTAGATAAAGTTGCCCACGGCTTTACAAACGCTGGCGGTAAAGTTGACAGCAGACTCCTGCATATCAGCCAGCCGCTGCGAAGCCGAGTCGGAAATAAGTTTATCCTGCCCCACCGTGCCAGACTGCGGGCCGAGGCCGCCGAGGGCGTCAAGGTTGCCGCCGTAGTAGTTGAACAGATTCTTCAATTGCAGAATAAACGCAAGGTTCTGCTGGTCGATGCCGCCAAACTTGTAGGTCTGGATGTTCTGCGGGTCATCCATGCGGATAACCTCACCGTCAGAACTGGTTTGTACGTTCTTTGCGTCCTGCTCTGCAGAGCCACGGTAGCCAACCACATCCTTTTGTCGCTCCGCCTGCCTGCCCAACTTGCGGAAAACACGGTTGGCAAGGTCGTGCAGGTCAATCAATGATGCCACAGGTGGCAACGGCATCGTGTTGCCGGGAACATCGGTGAACGACAAGAAGTGATATGGCCCAGCCTCTGGACCCTCCCACTCTATTTCCCTGATCTTGCGTTCAGGCATGCCGTTTTCGCCAGCAGCAAAGGTGCAAATCTTATTGGTGCCGGGCAGCCAAATTTCCCACAACTCAGCCATGTCTGTGTTTTGACCGCCGTGGTAAATATCGGACTGTCCGATTGCAGCAGCACGGATATCGCCATCCGAGTTGTACAAAGTCTTGCGGACCTCTGGAATCATGTCCGGGTCAATGTAGATGTCGCTGTCACGCAACGCTTCGATGGGGACACGGAAGCGGTGGCCCATGTATGCGCACTCAGTCAGATCGCGTGCAGACATATCGTGCACCCAATCGTCAAGGTCTACCGTCTCTGCAAATGGTTGCCCTGCATCGTGCAAGAAGCCGCGCATGGGAACCTGTGCAGGCTCAGTAACACCCACTTTTACAATGCCAATGCTGAAAAGAGCGTCAATTACGGCAAGTCTAAGAGTTTTGGCAACCTCCATCTCGCGCAAAACGTGGTTGAGCGCCAGTTCCATCTTGGCTGCCTGCGGTGCAATGGCTTGCGTACGCGGTCGCACGTAGACATTTGGCTCGTTTCCCACCAATTGCCGCGAATACGTGGAGATAAACAGTTCCAGCATGTTGACTGGCACACGATCACGCGAGCCAGTGTCGGAATAGTTGCGTCCTACGAACTCTCGAATAGCCCGAACGCGCTTTTCGCGGTAAGGCTGCAGCCTCCGCCTGCTTGACTGGATCGACTTACGAAGTTTGTCCAAGTTATCTCCGTTGTAGTTCACCAGTCATCTCTCGCTTTGCGTTTACGCTCTTTGACTTCTTCACGCCGCCAAGCAAGGGTGCCCGGCTTGGCAACTTGTGCTACTTGTATCTTCGGATTTGCCGAAGTTGCACAAAGTTTGCAGCACAATGCGTCTGCAATCACCCGATCACCGTGGTTGTCCCGTGCACCTGACGGATCAATCGCGGATCTAGACCTTGCGTGCACCAAACCGCCGGTTTGAGAGAACACGTACTCTCTACATTCTCGGATCGCGGGCCGACTTAAGTTGACAAAAGCGCCATCATTCAGCATCCTGCGGTATTGACCAAGCAGTGCGATTTTTTCCTCTTTACTGCTGAACCATCCCGGGATTGTGGAGTATTTGGCGGCCACGGACTTGTCATTCTTCCGAAAATAGTAGTTGCCGTAGCCGGTTTCGCGCACCGCGTCGCCAAAAACCCGGCCCGGGCCGTTGGCTTCCCAGACCAAGAACGCTCCCGTGTCGCTAAGACCCTTGAAGTACCGGCACATAGCCACACAAACACGTGCAAGTTGATCAGGACGGAGGTTTGCCGAGCAAAACTCTGCGACTTTCCGACCCTCAACAGTAGCGACAGAGATAACAGAGTTGCTAGACCCCGTTCCGGTAGCCACATCAACCCCGGCAACGTAGTAAGTTTTCTCCGATAGATGGTCTTCACCCCATATCCTCAGATCGCCAGCCGTTCCAAGTTCGGTAAATCCAAGTGGGTTGCAGAATTCATCAAAGTCCAGCGTGCCACGCTTAGATGATGGCATACACCCCTGCTCTAAACGGTCGATCAGGTCCGGCGGGAAGTAGAGATAGTCCGATCCGCCAAAGTCAAGGTCTAGTTCCTGCGCAATTTCTACGGGGTGGGTACGTCGGCGCTTTTCTTTCTCGTACCACGGGCTGGTCAGTTGCCCATCTTCGTCTTTGGTCAGTCCAATATTCTTTCGCGGGTCTTGCGACCAGTGAAAACTCAGCACCTGCGTACGGCCTGAGTGCACAATGTCGTAAAAACTGTTGCCGCTGCCCTTGGGCGTGCTGACAAACCACCGACTGTTTGACGCATCAGCGGTTGCAGCCAGCACTGCCTCTGAGTTATCGACGGATGCGAACTCGTCAAGAGCAATGCAGGTCTTACGGTCGCCCCGAGCAACGTCGCCGGTCGTGGATTCACCAGTAATCGCGCTGCCATTGTCCTCGTTGGTCAATCGCAACTTGGTTCTTGTAAAGTTTGGCATCATCCAGCCGGGCAGATACTTCAAAAAGAAGTCAATCTTGCTGAACAAAGAGGCAGAGTTGCCCGGCGAATCCACCAGCCCCTCCTTACGACTGACCAGCAACAGTGATTTCATCGGCTTAAAGTGCCAGTACCACGCAAAAACTGTAGTGGTTAGCCACGATGCACCCATGTCACGGGACTTGACCAGCGCCAAGTCGTAGCCGTTGTCGATGCTAGCGCACATTTCAAGGATTGCCTGCTCCTGAAACGGGTACAAAATAAACGGCCTGATAGACGGCTCAAGCCGTGGGTCGAGCGTGTAGCCAAAAACATTGATGTAGAACAAAATGTCGCGGTTGCAAAGCGCCCAAAGATCAGCCTGCACCTCGATGTTCTCCGCAGCCATCTCAAAGATCTGCCGCCTGAACTTGACATTCTCAACCGGATGGGTTGGAACTTTGTTTCCCAAAAGGACTGTCATCGAGCAGCCACCTGTAGGCACGGTACAAAACCATTGGATCGTCCATAAACTGGCCTAGTGCTGCATTGCTGCTGCGTGTCAGCAGCCCCCGCACCCGACCAGTTTTGTGGCAGTGGTCGATACAAGCGTCATCCCTCTCCAGAGGTGTCAGTGTGATCGGGTCCAGCCCCAGTTGCATCTCGTACATCTCCGAGAAGTCCAGCGGCGTCACCCCGTACCTCTGCTGCATTTGCATGATTCGCCTGCATGAGCGGCACTCCGTCCGGCGACTCTTTGAGTTCTTGTGGAAGTGCATCTCCGGCAGCGTCTGCTCGCATATCCGACACTTCTTCGTCTTCCCGTGGCGCATCCAGCATCTGCTCCAATCGGCCCAAGAGTTCAAGACTCCTTACACCATCATCGGAGTAGCGCGCTTCTGCATCCAGTTGCGACTTGGTTGGCATCAACTTTGTCCACATGGTTGCATAGAACGCAGACGCATTCGATGGGGATGACTGCGCCCACTTGAGTAGCCCCACGGCACCCCTCGATGGCACAACCTCCTCCGGTATATCGGCAGGCTGACACGCCGCGTACTCAAACACAAACTGACAAGCCTCGCGTTCAGTGCACCCACCTGTAGGGGCAGAGAGAACAAGACGGCGATATGGGTCGCCACCACTATCAACTTTGGTATCAACAATGAGCAACGCCTTTGTTTCGCACATAGCAGGGGCTTCGCCCTGCTTTTTCAAGTGCTCGCGGATCTCGTTGAATTTTGCCCACTTGCCCTCGCGGATCAAGCGGTCTTTAGTTTCTCTTTGCATCGCGCCTCTTCAGGCTTTTGATCTGCATAATTTGTCTTTCCCGATCTTCAGCCTGCTTGCGACTGCGGAACTCACCAAGACGGCGGCTGCCATCTTTGCTAAACAGTACAAACTTTTCTGGACCCTCGCGTTTAATCATTTTCGCTTCCTTCCTGTCCACGGTCTAAACATGGCTGTGAGAAAGAGTGGGGCTACAGAATCAGGCACCACAATGTTGTCATCAAAATATAACCCAGACATCTGACCAACGCTGGTGGTTTCGTACAGTCTGGGCGTAAGCGCAGGTACGCTTGGGAACAAATCTGGCAAACTTGTTAGGGTAGGCACTGTATGGATTACAGTAACCCTTTCTTCTGGTTTGTCGTTTGTATCACTGGGCTGTCCATTTGCTGGATTGGCCTGAACCACTTCCTTTTCAACCAGTGGTGCTGCACTAAGCGTCGCAATCGAATCCGTGAGAGCGAGCGCTTCGTCCAAGAGTTCTTTACCAACAAGCGTGCTAAGAACCGTCAGGACAATCGTTAGCCGAGCAGACTTGGTTTCAAGTTGCTTGACCTCCTGCTTGCAATCGCTGGCGGCTTTCTTTTCTTCCAGCGTCCTCTTCTCGCATACGGGACAACTCACACTCTTCCAATTCCA